GGCCCGTGATGGTCCGCGTCGTCTGACCGTAGAAGATCAGGCCGCCAGCGGCCAGCGGCGGGGCCGCGGTCGTGTTGGCGTGGCTTGACATGATCGGCATGCTCGCGTTGGTCGGGCTCATGGGCACTCGGCCGTTGAGCACGTACTGCCGCTTGTCGCCGAACAGCACGAGGTCCCGGTCGTACTCTGTCGAGTGCCGGATCGTGTCATCCTCGTTGGCCTTGGACAGCACCTCGAACGGGTCATCAGCCGGCAGCGTGAGCACGCTCGACGAGAAGAAGTTCAGGTAGTCCGAGGTCTTGCTCGCGCGGATCACGGCACCAGCACCCACCAACAGGCGGTCTTGGAAGACGCCCAGGTAGGTGATGGCCTTGCCGATGAAGAAGGGCACCGGGCGGCTGTCGGCGTCGCCGGCCGTACTCACCGCGTAGGTGGGCACTTCCGTCAGCGTCAGCAGGGTCTCCAGTGCGCCAGCAGAGCTAGCGACACCGAACTCCCCGCCTTCGACGGTGCCAATCAGCAGCGCGTTGTCAATGGTGTGCTCCGCGCCTGCGCCTTCGATCCAGCGGACCTCGGTGACACCGGATGTTACCGATGCTTCCTTGGCCTGCGCCTTCATGTAGAAGGACTCGGCGGCGTTCTTCGCGCGAACGCGAACGATCTTGCCGACGTAATGCTTCAGCGTGAGCTTGTCCACCGACGTGACTTCGTTCGCCACGCCGAGCAGCAGTGTGCCGTCGCCGCCGTCCTCGACTTCGAGGGAGGCCACGTTGTCGAAGATGACGGTCGAGCCGTCGCGCGTTGCGCCTGCGACGCCCGCTGCAATCGCAGCAAGCCGCAGACTCTCCGCGATGTTGTCGGGACTGATGGCGGTTGCCGCGTCGCCGATCCACTTCGTCACCGCCGTATTGTACTCGTTGGTGATCTGCGTCACGATGTCAGCGTAAGCCGGGTTCGTGACGGTCGCCAGCGAGCTATACGCAACGTTGAGTTCCTTGTCGTCAGCCATTACGGCCGCGAACTTGAGGAAGTCCGTGCCCGCATCGAAGCGGTACTCGCTGGTGGTCGTCGGGTCAGCAGGTGACGTATTGGTCAGGGCCACACCCAAGCGGCCAACGACGACCGCACTGGGAGTGAAGTCGGCGTATTGGAACCTGTAGGTCACGAAGCCGCCCACTATCTCCGATGACGGGATGTAGATGCCCTCGTTGTTCGCTTGCGGGCCAGCACCATTGTGCCGAAAGATCGGGACCCCGCTCGTGTCGAGCAGGCCCGGGAAGCTGGACTTCGGGGTGGTGTACTCGAAGTTGCACACGGTCGTGTCGTCGAGCACAGCGCGCACTTTGAACGTGCGGCCGTAGGCACCGCCGCGCACCCACAGCACCGCATTGGCGTTGTTGGGCGCAGTGTCCCACACGTCGTCTGTCGTTGACGCGGGAACCGTGGTGTTGCCTGCCATGAAGACGTAGCGGCCAATGGCCGTCACCGCGGAGCAGCCACCCGACTCGAACGCATCGAGGAAGGCGTCTGTCACCGGGCGGACGTATGGGTAGAACACCCGGTTCGTCTTGTCGTAGCAGAAGATGGGCGGGAGATCGGACGAGACTGCCTGCGCCTTGCGGCGGATGCACAGCACATAGTCCACGCCGCCGTTGGTGTAGTCGAAGCAGCGATAGCTGCGCAAGTCGGTGATCTGTTCGTCGAGGAGCAGCGGGTCCGACTCGGTGTCGTACTCGGCCTCCCACACGGAACCATGCCGGCGAGTCAGGCCCTCCACAATGTCGGGCAGCATGTTGACCTGTTCGGCCATCTGTCCGTCCAGCCGCTTCTCGGCGGGCTGTTGCGAGACGCCTTGCACCAGCGAGGCGTAAGAGCCATCAACCTTCATGGGACCTCCTACCAGCGACGGACGCTGAAGTTCCGGCCATTGCGCACGAGGCGCTTGACGTTGGCGATGGGCAAGCTGTTGCGGAACATGTTCGCCTTGGCTTGCCGAGTTTCTTCAGCACGCAGTTCGAGCAGCGTGCCTTGTTCTGTGGAGCCGTCGATGACTTCGTTCGTCAGCATACGGGTCTTGGTCGAGTCGCCGTCATACGAGCGCTGGAACGAGGCGACGGCCGTGGCAGCGATGTGCTGCGCGGCAACCTCGGGCAGGTCGTCGAAGGGGATGAGACGGAGCAGCACGCACTTGACCGCATGGTCAAACACGAATGAGCCGCCGTCTGCGTTGTACAGACGCGAGCCGCGCTTGACAACCATTGCATCGTCGAGGCGGGTCCAACCTGGATCGGCACGGACTTCGAGGATGTCGTTCGAGAGAACGATGTGACCGTTCAGCGTAGACGGTTGCAACGTCTTGCGCTCACGGTTGAAATACCAGCCGCGCGATTGCACGCGACGGCTCACTTGGTCGAGGACTCTCAGGCAAGAGCCCCGCATTTCGTGGGTGTCAGTCAGCGAGTTGAGAGGAGCTTCGCTCATCGTTCCCAACATGTCGTTGACTACATTCAGCCTTTGCATCAGAAACCTCTACGCAAACAGGCCCGGCCCCTTTTGGGGACCGAGCCGGTTGAAACACAAACCCGGATTACGGGTTCGACAGGACCGCGGCGTATTCCGCACGGTTCGGGCCGACAGCGAAGCTGAGCCACGCATCGACGTACCAGTGCTTGTACGCATCGTCCCAGAAGACGCCGCTGGTGAGCGGGATCGTCGCGCCAGCCATCACGGCCTTGGGAGCGAACGCCAGGGCAACGACCTTGCTGAAGTCACCGTCATAGGCGTTGCTGTTGTCGGAGTTCGACAGCAGGTGGCCGGTGATCGTGGTGAAGGCAGGGAAGTTGTTGCTCGACACCACGGGCACGTTGCGCGCCTTGATGACTTGCGTCTGGATGTTCGTGCCGTAGGCAGTCTTGTACTCGGCGTTGACGAGCAGTTCGTTCTGCTGGAGGGCGTTGAACTCGGCCGGTTGCACGACCAACATCACGTCGTCCATGCCCGGGTCCACGTCCTTCTGCTCCATGCCCACGAACATGTCCGTGATCTTGGAGTAGAGGATGGCGGGGTCCAGGTAGTCGGACGCACCTGCGAAGGTCACTTGCGTGCCGCCGCTGTGGCCGGCACCGTTGACGCCGGAGTAGTTCGAGGCAGTCGCCTGCGCGCTCTTGATCGCTTGGATGAAGAACGTTTGGTCGTAGAACTTGGCAATCTTCTTGCCGTGCTCTTGGCCGATCTCGATGCGGGCATCGTAGCTCGTCTGGAACGTTTCCAGCAAGGGCAGGATCGCGCGAGCCAACACCAGGGTGTCAACTTGCAGCGAGAGCTTGCCAAACTTGTTGGTCGTGCCATCCGGAGCCGCGCCCGGGGTCACCTTCTGGAGCGTCGATTCGCCAACCGCGAAGTTGGTGATCGTCGAGGTGCCCTTGATGTTGCGCACGCGGATGAACCCTTCGAGGGCCGACTTGCGGCGGATGGTCCGCTCGACTTCGCCGGTGAACTCCTCGATGTGCAGTGCGTCGATTGCGCCGGCCGCGCCAACTTGGCCCGGTCGTACGACGGTGAAGACATCATCCAATGCCATGATTGGACTTCCTTTCTATCAACCCTTGTACGCACGCCGACGATTCGTCAGCGCAATGTACTCGGGGTGGCCGTCCACGTAGGACGTGCCGAGTTTGTCGATGAGCGCGTTCCGTGCTTCACGGAATTGCGCCGGTGAAAGCGGGCCTGTGCTCGCGCCCACCGGAGGTCCGCCTGCTGGCGTCTCACGGGTGGCGGGTGCACCGTCTCGCGGCTGACTCTGTTTCCAGGCTGCGTGCATACCGGCCAGCCAATAGGCTGTGGCTTTCGCTTGCACACCACCCGCCTTGAGGGCGGCGTTGATGGCAGAGCGTTCGCCTTCTTCGGCATTCGTGTTGGCCCAGGATTGGACTTCTTTCCAGTTGTCCTCACCACCGACCGCCTTGTAGATGGCGGCACGGTCGGCTTTCGCACGTTCCGCGTGTGCTGCGCTGACGGTCTTGAAAGACGCCTCGCCGAGTTCGAGCATCTGCTCCCAACCCTGCGTCTTGTCCTTCGCCATGCCAGCAATCAGCGCCTTGAGCATCGTGAAGTCGCCGTCCCCGGCAGCCTTCATCGCGTCATGTTCAGGGTCAATCCCCAACTTTCCTACGAAAGCGAGGGCCATGTCGAGTCCGACATTTCCCGTCTTCTCGTAAGTCACCGGAGTTGGAGCATCATCCGGTTTGGGCGCCTGCGTGTCCGCAGGGGCAGTGCCAGCCGGCGACTTGTCGTCGAGCGTGGTCGGGGTCTCACCGGACTTCGCGGCTGCGGCGGCCTGGGCGGCAGCAGCGGCGGCAGCTTTCGCTGCGTCATCTGTGGGTGCGACGGGATTCGGCGTGCCTTGCCCTTGTGCAGGGGAGGTGTCGCCAGCTTGCTGTGTCATTTGGACCTTACTGGGTTGGTGCCATCTGCTCGGCAGCGGTTTGACCGGCTGCCTCG